ACCCAGAGCCAGCTTGTCGCCGTATTTCTTGGGCTTGAGCTTCATGGCGATCCACTTGCGTGAGTCGATGCGCTGGCGCTGGTAGGCCACATAGCCAGAGTCGATCTTGATGTCGACCACGTTGCCATGCTTGTCGCGGATGTAGTTGATCTCAGGGTCTTCGTCAGCGATGGCCAGAATCTCGTCGGCCAGCGTATCGGCCTGCTCTTCCCGTGCTCGCGTGTATTGGTTGGCGAACTCTTCGTGCCTCAACAACCAGTCATACACCGTCGTCCTATCTGGCATCCCCTCCGTCTTCACGATCTCTCTGAGGCTTTCCCCTTCAGCTATACGCGTACAGATGACGTTTGCTATGTGTTGGGTGTAGGTGGTGGGGGCTCCGACCTTCTTTTTTTGCTTCTCTTCTTTTCGCGGCGAATCTGTAAGTTTCTCGAAAGACTCGACGAAAGGCTCAGGGTTGAACGTGTCACCCTCTTGGATTTTTGCTGCTTGTTTTGGGTTCTTGGTAGCCATGGCTCAACAGTTCTTTCAGTTGATGATGCCTTAGTTTAACTTGGTATTAAAGAGTCATCAATCTGTAGCTGAAATAGGCCACAAGGGTGAATACGGCGACCCTCATGAATGCTTTCCAGAAGTCTTGCACATTGTCTTTGCGCTCCTCCTCCCTTCGCTGCACCTCCTCCGTGTAGAGCTGCCAAATGCGTGCTGTGTCCGGGTTTGAGCTGAACACGAACATCTCGCGCAGCTCCTTGGCCAGCTTCTCTTCGTAGTGGCGCATCATGGCCACCTTGAGGGCGTCGTTGTCTACATTGAATGTCATTCCTGCCCCCTTGCGCGGATTGATTGAGCGATAACCTCGGATGGATGTGGGTAAGCGTGCACCCACTCGTCAGCCACCTTTGCGCAAGCCTCTCGCTCAGTCCTCGCCCCTCTGGTGTACGCCTCAGAGATCAGCATGGTGATGCGCTCATGCAGCAGTCTGGCGTCGCTTTCCAAGATCGAGATGCCAAAGTGCTCGGCCATCATTCTTGAGTACATGCGTGCATCAGTCGTTGGTTGTGTCATGTCTCCTCCTTTTCGCGCAGCAGTGCCAATTCCAGCTCCAATCCATCCACGCGGCCTTGCAGCCTGTTGATGGTCGTGTCGTTCGTCCTGAGCATCTCTTGCAAGAACTCGATGGCGTGTGACGCCAGCTTAGGGTTTTCACTTATGAAGTCTTCGCTCCAAATGGTTTCGCTCATGGCTTTACGCACTCCGTGGGGTAGACAGTCTTGAGCTTGTCGCCCTCCATGTACATGATGGGGGCCATGGCCTTGATCTCGCCACCCTGCTCTCCGCAGGTCTTCTCGAAGCATGACGACAGCAAAAACAGGACAAGCATGATCAGGACGATGTATCTCATGACTTCATCCCCCGCACGAAGGCTGCAAAGCTGGCAGCCGTGTCACCCAGTGAGGTCATGCGGTCAAACTCCGCGGCCACCTCCTCCAGCGTTTCGTTGCGCTTGTGGTTGGCGTACTCCTTGTCGAATGCAGCGTTGATTGCCGCAAGGTCGTAGCCGCACTTGATCGTGCCATCAGTCACGCCAGTGGCCACAGCTTTTTGATCTTCTTGCCAGCCCATGTCAGTCCTTTAGGTGAGTCAGAAACAAAGTCAACCCAACGCCGACAGACATGCTGCCGACCGTGGCGATTGACGGGGAGTTGAAGCACATCAGTAGGATGCCTATAAACGCCAGCGCGGCGCCTGCTGCCAGTTTTTCTCTTGTATTCACATCTTGCCCTTCATAATTCGTCGATCCATGTTGCGGATCGTTTGCTTGTATTTGCTGTTCTCTTCTTTTAGCGACTGAACTCTAGCCTCAAGAGCCTTCATCTTTGACTCGGCCCACTCGATCCATTCGAGCATCTCTTGCTTTGTTGTGGGCTTTGTCGTGAACGGTTGCATCATTGAAATTTCCGAAGTAAATGCCACACATGGTGCACCTGTAGATGTAGCCATGGTTGATCACGCATCTCATCTCGCGTGCTCCGCCGTAGCCATCAATCCATCTAGTCCTGCCTGTGTAGGCGTTGTGTCTTGTGATCATTGGGTTTGTCCAATACGGGATATGCCGTATTTTTACCCTTTAGGTGGCTGATCAGGTCACCAAAGAAAAGATGGTTTGTTTTTGCGTACCGCTCGATCTCGGCCACGATGAAATCACACCCAGACTCAAAGCCTCGGATGTACTCTTTGTCAAGGTATGCGTCCATCATGGCCTCCATACGGTTAAATCAAGGATCAGCACCAACAGGGCAACTGCCACCATCAGGTTCCAACAAAGTTGAAATTCGGTCGTCTCTTCGTTCATAGCGGAGCGTCCTCGTAATTGTCTGGGTTGAACTTGGGCGGGTTGTTGCGACGGGGCGTCGGCAGCGGGTGGGTAGGGAATGGCCAAGTGTTCATGATGACCTCAACCAACGCAAGAGTATTCACCGCACCACGCATCGCGGATGTCATACGGCACTTGCTCAAACGCCAACTCGACTGCCTGCTCTTCCGACTCAGCCTGCACCTCGTACTCCGAGGTGACGTTGCTTTGCTTAGATGTGATGTAGACGGTGTATGTGTCCATGGTGATCTCCATGGGGCCGAAGCCCCGTTGGTTTACTGAGCGACAGTCCAAGTGACTGACTTGATCATGGCCTTGGCATTCACCTCAGCCTGCTTAGAGTTGCTGCATTTGACGCAGCGGTACTGCTCAGGCTCTGATAGGAAGCCTTTCCAGTCTGTGGACATTGGGGTGCGCAAGATGTTGCGACCGCAAGCTGTGCGTGCTGCCATGCCCTTTGGGCCTTTGTCTAGGTGCATTTGACGTGCCATGATGACCTCCAATTAACGTGATGTGGTTTTGATGCTGAACACAGCGGTGGTCTTGGTGAAGCTGTTGTAAGCCTCTTCGCCGTGAACCTTAACGAAAGCAGCTTTGTCGAAGATCGTGCGATCTGTCTCTGTATATGTGCACTTGAACAATGCGCCCTCGAACACCTTGGTGTCGCCCTTGCTGGCCACGTCTTTCATGGCGTCTTTGATGGCATCTGCCTGCTTGGTCAATGTGGCGATCTGTGCCAACAGTGTGCCGAGTTCGTCAGCGGAAGATGGTGCGGTAGTGATGATTGCTGTCATGATTTACTCCTGTTTGGTTATCGTTCCTGCTCTCTTGCAGTGCCTCCAGTATAACCATCCTTTAAGTGCAAATTAAAGAAACAGAAGATTTTTTTCATTTATTTTCGTTGTATTTTTTCCACAAAGAATACTTGTGTTTTCAGAATGGCTGGTCGTCTAGCACCTCGACCACGCCACCGTTCATGACGAGCTGCATCACTCGCTCGATCGTGACGTTCAATGCGTCGTACTCATCCATCTTCTTGAGCTTCCACATCTGGCGTTGACCATGAAAGCCGTTGCGGGAGCCTTGGTGGCAGTCTTTGCACAAAGCAATCACGGTGTACTGCCTGTGCTGCTTGATGTGGTGGGCGTCGCTTGGGCCAGCCTGATCGCACACACTGCATGGCAGCAGCTTGACCAAGCCGACGTAGGCCCTCTCCTTTGCGGTGAGGGTGTTGTTCATACCGTGGCGCCCTCTACGCGTCGATTGGACGCCTCCTGCGAGCGCCAGACAGCAATTCGCTCCTGAGCTGCAATCATCATCCAGCGAGCCTCCTCACGCCTCTGTACAGCCTCTTGCAAGGCCAGTAGGTGCTGCTTGTACTTGGGTGAGGCGTATGCTTCGCGCTCTTGCATGGCGGCGGTCTTGTGGCCAATCATCTCGGCCTCTTTCATACACTCAGCCTTGATGGTCTTGCGCAGCTCCTCCATGTAGACCTTGTTGCTCTCCGCGATGGCGTAGTCCTTCGAGTGGGCGATCAAATAGTCGACCGCGCTTTGTGGGTCAATTGCTTTGCTCATACAGCCTCCACGCGTCCGTCACGGTAGAACAGCTTGTCACCAACACGGCTTGGCAAGTGCATGTGGTTGTCAGCGCCGGGGCGAACCGCTGCGCCCTTCAGCTCGTGGCCGTCATAGCTTCCGGTGGGCACAAACTTTGTCGACGATGGCATCTTGATCTTGATGCGGCCCAATGTGTCCAGCGTCTCCTCGCCTGTTTGCGTGAGGTGGTAGACGGTCTCACGGCGCTTGACCATGAAGTTGTTGGTCAGTGGGATCATGATGTGCTGATTGAATCGTGGCACTGAGGCCGAGAAGCCAATTGCACGCTTGAGGTCTAGCTCGTTCAGGGGTGAGTGCGACAGGACATCCAACGCTCGGTGCAGCATTGAATTACGAATAAATTTTGCGGGGTTGCTCATGATTGCTCCTTAAATTTCAACGATTAGTTTTGCAGTTGCCTTAGTACCAAACACTCGACGGATTTCGATTGGTTGGAAGAGTTTGTCGTTCACCATCAAGGCGTCGGACAGGCCATCTAGCGCGGCCTTTGATGCTGCGAGACAGTTGTCTGCATCGCGCATTCTTTTGTCTGGCATGACGTATGTGAGCTTCAGGTGAATCTCGTTGCCGTCATGCTTCCATTCTTTCTTTTGGCTCTTGGCCACCCAAGTGCAAGCGTCCCTGTAGTCGGACTTGATCTTGTACAGCGCACCCCAGTGGCGCCCCTGCGCTCTGTTTGGGAACAAGTCCATGGGCGGGAAGGGTAGTTCAATGATCATTTTTTAATTCGTCCATTCTGTCTTTTACTTGGCGCCCAAGGTCTACCCAGTTGCCGCTCTTGTCGTCCTGCATCTCTTTGACGCGGTGTCTTGCGTAGTCGATCCACCCCTCTTGCATAGCCATCTTGGCGTAATGCTCGACGAGCGCCCGGTTCATCTCTTCAAGCGTAGGCATCAGAAGTCCGTGTAAAACTTCATTGGCGCATCACCTTCGGCCCCGATGTATTGCTGGGCGTCTGTGTTGTACCAAAGGGCGATGGATGGCTCGTGCTCGCCGTTGCGTTGCTTGCGGCACAGCAGGCGTGAGTCAGGCTCAGACTTGTGGTTGCTCATGTTGCCTTTGAGCTTGACGTCGTCCTCTTTGCGTTTGTTGCGCCATACCATCATGACGTTGTCCACTTGGTCAGTGATCGAGCCTGAGCCTTTGTTGTCGTGCTTATCTGGCACTTCGTTCTCATCCTTGGGTTTGCGCAGGTGGTGAATGATGTGGATATGGCAGTTGTTGTCGCGTGCGATGGCCGTCACGGTGTCGATGAAGTGCTTTTGGCCGTTGTAGTCATCCTCACCCTTCACGCACTTCATGAGCGAGTCGATAAAAATGTGGTCGATCTTCAGCTCTTCGGCGCAATACTTGGCCATGCCCAACACGGTGTCGGTGTCGGCAGTGCCCTGCTGGTCGTAGAACCACAGCCACTTGCTGATCCAGCTACCGAAGTCGTCCAGCAGCTCGGTGATGGCAGCCACGCCAGCCGTGCCTTGGAACTCCTCAGCGTAGGGGTTCATGCCGATGAACTGGCGGGACATACGCATCAGGGTGGTGACGGGCTTCATCTCGAACGAAGCGATGCACACCTTCTGGTCTTGGCCGATCAGGCTCAGGGCCACTTGGCTGGTCAGCATGGACTTGCCGTGGCCGTTTTGGCCAGACCACAGCGTCACCTCGCCCTTTCGGAACTGGAACTGCTCGTGGGTCTTGCGCCATGGCAGGAACACGCGCTGGATGGCCTTGTGCTCGGTCAGGTTGACCTTGAGGTCATCAATCCACAAGTTGGCCTTCTTGACCTTGGCTTTGGCGTCGGTGTTGTCCAAGTAGGACGCGAAGTCGATGTCGTCGGGAACGTAGTTAGGCTGCATACCAAGAATCCTCAATTGTTTGTTCAAAGCCGCTGCGGCTGTCGTAGAAGCTAAACCAGTTGCGCTTGGGTGACTCAGACCACCCGCAGGCCACGATCTCGGCTTTTGCGTCCTTGGCGGCCTCAAAGAATGCCTTAGCGCGTGCCTCTGTGTTGCAGGTGATGCTCACCCGTAGGCCAATCAGGAAACGCAGATCGGCGTGTTGTGGTCTCTCGTCGACGATGCTGACTTCCGGCATGTCGTTTGGCTGCGCCCACTTGGTGTTCAGTGGCCAGTCGTTCAGAAAAACGATGGGCGGCTTGAAGCCTGCTTTACGCATCTCAATCACTTCGGTGTGGCCACGCATCAGATGTCTCCAGCAAATGCCCGCGACGAAGGCGTCGTGATGGGGTTTTCTTTGAGCCAAGCCACCTTGAAGGCAGCCCAGCCGCGCAGGCAGCACTCCTTGATGATGACCTCAATTGGGAAGCCAGCCTTGCCAGCCTCAGCCTCGATCTGCTCAAAGGCAGTTTTGGTCAAGGGGAGCTTCTTTGCCTTACGGATGGCCAACCAGTCATCCCAAACTTGTTGATCAACAGATTCGGGACGAGCCACGGCAGTGGCGCTCTTACCTTTGGTTACTGGTTCTTGGTTTATGGTTCTTGGTTTATGGTTAGGTGGAGCTTCGTTAACGCTTGGTGCACGGTTCGTGCTCTTTTCCTTACGCTTCGCTTCTCTTTCTATAGCGATTCGTTTGTTTGTCTCGGAGTTTGCATGATACTTTTCCAACTCTTCACTGATCCGATTTTGAACAAAACGGCCATCTTCAAGCGTGAAAAACTTCTTCAGGACGAACTCAACGGCCTCGATTTCCTCTTTGGATGAAGCCCACGTCCATTCAATCGCATCTTCAAGCGTGGGGAAAACCTCACGGTCGTAGCACGAGTCGAGAAGCAGCGTGTACGCTCCGTGCTGAAGCATGGTCAATCGTCCTGCCTTCTTGGCATAGTCGCCAATATTTTTTTTGTAGTAGTGCATTTAAGCATCTCCGCAAACTCCCAGAAAAGAAACGCAGGCAGGCGGGGAGTACGCTTTTCGATCAGCTCATGACTTCTGATCTAGCCCTGTTTCAAAACAGTTTACCTCACAAAAATGTCCGGCAGCAATTCTTTGCGCGTGACCAGTTTTTGTGTTGCTTTTTCGATACGGATCGCAAGCTCAGGTGATGGCTTGACCTTCTTGTGGATGAGCAGAGACATCCACGTTGGAGTGATCTCCAAGTAGTCGGCCATCTCTTTGCGTGCGCCACGCGGCTCTTCCAAAAAATAAGTCTTCAAGTCCATCAGTTGTCTTTCTGTAGGTTGTTGGTGCTCGATCCCCCTTTGGCACTCTTTCGACGTGTGGGGTTTTTCACGCTCACCAACATGGGTGGGGGCTATTCCGGGCCACCGGGAACCCCCAGTGGTAGCCCCCACTCATCTTGGCGCTGGTGGAATTGTACATAAACTTTGACTTAAAGCATCGCTGTTGCTGTGTGGCGACAGAATTTAAAATTTATTTCTCATCGACTTTAATTTCCACTTAAAGTATGGTTACAATGAAACCACGTCGATACGACGGTCTTCAAAGGAAATATCATGAAAGTCAAACTCACAGGTCACGTTGCATACGTCAAATACTCTTGGGAAACAGAAGGCAAATACGTCTTGATGGCAACCCCTGTTACATGGGCAGACCCTGCCTACACAAACGTCGGTGTCAGCGCCGAAGTTGAAGTTGAAATCCCAGACAATTTCAACCCAAAACTTATGCAGCTCGAATCGCTGTACAAGCAAAAGCAGGAACTGATCAAGAAGTTCGATGAGTCAGTTGCTCGCGTCAACGAGCAGATCAGCAAGCTCCAAGCAATCGAGTACACAGCATGAGCAAAGTCATCTATCCACTCACACGGGGCGTCGAGCCCTGCGTCACAAAGTCTGGTGTCCAGATCGGCATCGACTACGTCCCTCCACGCTCAAACGAAACCACGCGTGAAGAGGACTTCTGGCAGGACGTCATTCTTGGCATCGAGCCTGAGTGGTCTCAACGCCGCATCGTTCGCGCTGCGGTCTACATCGTGTTCGTCATGGCCATCCTGATGACCGCATATTGGAAAGCAAAAGAGGTGGTCGCATGATCTTCACCATTGGCTGCATCATGATGATGATTGGCTTTGTCATTGGACACTCGTTTGGCGATCAGCGCCTAAGCGTTTGGAACAAGTATGACCACATCGGCGTGTGGATGTTTGTTTTTGGCGTTCTTGGCGCGCTGTCTTCAATCTTCACCATCACTTGGAAATACATGCCATGAAAGTAGAGCAAATTACAAAGTACATCTGTGAGGTTTGCGAAGCAAAACACGACACAGCGGAGGGCGCCAGCAAATGCGAGTCAATCCCTGTAAAGCACGACAAAGGCGTCAAGGTTGGCGATAAGGTTCGAATTACTGCTGGCGACGGTATTGGCCTGATGTGCACGGTTGAGAATGTCCGCGTTCACTCTCCCGGGTGGGGGCCTTCAATTTACGATCACGCGGTCTACCTTATCGGCAAAGTCGAAGGCCATTGGGGCCATCGACAGCTCTCACACAACTCATACGAGGTTATTTAATGACACCACTCAAAGCACTATGGTTCAGCGGCGGCAAGGGCACTATTGGCCTCGTCAAAGCACGATCAGACCATGGCGAGATCATGTACCTCATCGGGGCTGCTGACGGCCTCCATGAAGTAATCGACGTCAACAACATCGCTAACCTTGGCGCACGCTTCCCAGACGAGGCTGCTGAGGTTCTATTCGGCCCACACATCGAGGAGACAAAGAATGTCAAAAATGAAAAACAGCAAACAGTACGACGAGCACGAGCAAAAAAAACTTGAAGATGAACAACATGACCTTTGGAGGATAGAACAGGAATTCAAACAGATACCACAGACACAAAATCTTTTTAAATCGTTTCAGCAAATATTTGGAGAATCAAAATGAGTTTTATCGTAGAAGACACAGGCGGCACAACATTCGCACCAGTACCCGCAGGCATGCACTTGGCACGTTGCTATCGCATCGTTGACCTTGGCACACAGAAAACAGAATTCGAAGGCAACGTCAGCTTCAAACGCAAGCTCAAGATCGTGTGGGAAATCCACGGTGAAGACGACGAAGGCAAGCCAATCGTGACCGATAAGAACGAGCCAATGATCATCACCAAGGACTACACCATGTCTTGGGGTGACAAGGCCACCTTGCGCAAGGACTTGCAATCGTGGCGCGGCAAAGAGTTCACCGAGGAAGAGCAAAAGCGTTTCGACCTCAAGAACGTGCTCGACAAGTGGTGCATGGTCAACGTAGCCCACAAGCCAAAGAAGAACGGCACGGGCGTCTACGCCAACGTGGTGGCCGTAACCCCAGTGCCCAACGCAATCAAGAACGCGCTGCCCAAGGGCCACAACAAGTGCGGCATCTTCATGATCAGCGAGCCAGACATGGAAATGTTTGATTCGTTTGGTAAGTACCTCAAGGAGACCATTCAAGCGGCTCCTGAGTGGAAGGCTGTTCAAGGCCGTACCGAAGCAGCGCCAGCAGGCGAAGCTGCCAAGGGTGGCTTTGAAGACATGGAAGACGACATCCCTTTCTGACCATGTCCAACATTGTCGAGTTGATGGAAGCCAACATCGAGACATTCAGCAATGAGTTCTTGGTGTGGCTACCAAACAATCTGCATATCTGGGACGCGTTTGTTGAGCAGGCGATGGCAGTGCGAAGCAGAGGCTTCAAGCACTACTCAACCAAAACAATCATTCACGTCTTACGACACCACTCAGCACTCCACGAAGAGGGAGGCGAGTGGAAGATAAACAACAACATCAGCCCTTACTTGGCCAGATTGTTCGACCTCAGATACCCAGAGATGGCTGGGATGTGGGAATACAGAACAACACACAGAGCAAGGCGCGATAACCATTTGGAGTGAGCATGAAATTCGTCGTGGCGACATTTGGGCTTCTGGCCCTAGTAGGGTGCAGCAGCGGCCCTCAATACGCGCAGCAAAACCTAGTGATTGATCGCAACGTGCCAGCCATGAGCCGGAACGAAGTTATCAACGGAATTGCTGAATGCGAAGGCAACGGAGCACGCGCTGTCATGGTCTATGGCAAGCGTCAAATCAATGGCTTTACAGCCGACGTGGTGGTCGATGTGACTTGTGCACCTCGCTACCGTTTTTAAGGAGGAAAGTATGAGCGAACAACCTGTTGACGATGGAGTCATCACATTCAAGTGCGGCAACCCGCCTGAGCCTGTCATGACGCTGACTAAGCAAGGGTTTGTCTACAAAGGTCAACTAATCGAGGACGCAGGCGAGGCACATCGTCTCTTCATTGATTGGTGCAAAACAGCAAAGGCAGAAAAACTATGACAACAGTCGTGGCAAGAGCGAGCGAATCGCAACACTGGTACACCATGGACGGTGCGCCCCAGTACACCGTCACAGCCAAGAACGGCAACCAGCGCAACACCACGTTGGCTGACGCACGCAAGATGAACCTTGTGCCCAGCGTCACAACCATCATGGCAGGCGCTGCAAAGCCCGGCCTAGAGGCTTGGAAGCTCAACCAGATGATGCTGGCTGCCATGACCCTCCCGCGCGGTGACGGAGAGCCTGAAGAGGCGTATGTCCAGCGCATCATCAAGGACTCCAAGGAGCACGCCAAGATGGCCGCGGAGCGTGGCACAGAGATTCACGCCGCCCTCGAATCTTGGTACGAAGGCGTCATGATCGCTGACAAGGTCGAGTACCAGACCGGCGTGGCTGAGGCCATCCAAGACCACTTTGGCGACTGCACATGGGCGTCTGAGAAGTCGTTTGCCCACAAGCTGGGATTTGGCGGAAAGATCGACCTGCACACCCGTGACGGCGAAGGCGTGGTCATCGACTTCAAGACCAAAGAGTTCACCGCAGCAGAGGCTGACAAGCTCGTTGGCTTTGATGAGAACGTCATGCAGTTGTCTGCTTACCGCGTAGGTCTTGAGCTGCCAAACGCTCGCTGCGCCAACGTATTTGTGTCTGTCACCGAACCCGGTCTCGTGAAGATCGTCGAGTGGCAGCCAAACGAAATTGAACGTGGTTGGGCCATGTTCGATGCACTTCGCCTGTACTGGTTTGCCAAGTCAGGTCTTCAACTTTCAACCGCCAACTAAGGAGCACCCGTGGCACAAGAACAACGCATCTACAAAGTCACCAACGGTGACAAGACATATTTGGTTCAAGCAGTGAGCCAAGCCCAAGCACTACGCCATGTGGCCGGTCGCCTCTACTCAGTGGAAGTGGCCAAGTCAATTGACGTCGCGCACTTGATGTCTTCAGGAACTCAGCTTGAGACAGCATCCATCGTCCCTGAGCAAACTCAAATCAACATTGGAGAGTAACCATGAAAAAAGCATTCATCGCAATCACCCTCGTCTTGGCCGCTGGTTATGCAGCAGCTTCATGCCCTGTCATGACCAAGTACCAATGTTTTCCTGCTGGCAACGGCAAGATGAACTGCGGCTGCTACTAAGTTAAACGGGGGTGTCCACGGGCAATTCCGCCCACTGTAAAGTTGTGGCCACCCCCTCCTACAAGGAGATGAAAATGAAATTCGGAGAAGCAATTACTTTGTTGAACGCTGGCCATCCTGTCACCAGACAAGGTTGGAACGGCAAGGGCATGTTCTTGGTCAAGGCTGGCGGGTACTCAGTTCCTGCTGAAGATGCTCGCCCCAACGGCATCATCACAAAAGAGTTTTTGAAGGGCCGTGGCCTGACGCACTTGGAAATCTTGCCCCACATTGATATGTGGACAGCGCAAAACACCTACTTGGCTGGCTGGCTGGCATCTCAGTCCGATATGCTGGCTGATGACTGGATGGTCTACGTTGAGCCAGAAAACAATGGGTATGAGCCTGTTGCTGAAGAGGAATACCACTACAAATGGGTTGCCGACAAAAAGAAAAAGCCACACTGGACTCAAACCCCAGAGGGTAAAAAGAAGATGGCTGCACGCAAGCGTAGGAGCAAGTAATGAAAGACGTACAACTCAAACTGTTGCAGCGTTGCATTCGAGACCTTGAAACATT